ATACCCGTAACAGCGTATACTCCGAGCAGAGGGCAAGACAAAGTGGCTAGGATGAACTCAGTCGCGCCTATATTTGAAAGCGGCATGGTTTGGGCACCAGATGAAGATTTCAGTGACGAAGTTATCGAAGAAATGGCAAGCTTTCCTTACGGCGATCACGATGAGTATTGCGATAGTGCTACAATGGCCTTAATGAGATTTAGACAAGGCGGTTTTTTATCGCTGGATGCAGACTATCCGGATGAAGCTGATTTTTTAAATAAGAAGCGCGTGGTGTATTATTAACAACTAACAAAAGTGTTACACTGAATTATGGCTATAGAGAAAAGAGAACAAATTCAAAGCGAAACCCCAGATGTTAAAGTAACTGGTTCATCTGTTGAGGTTTTCCCAGAAGCTTCTAGAGCAGATCAGATTAGAGATGCTGCTGAAATACTTGTAGCAGAAGAAGGTATTTTAATCGGTGACGAACAGCTAGAAGAAGAAGTGCCGCCTTTGGAGTTTGGTGCAAATTTAGCCGAGCTTATAGAAGATAGCGTTTTAAACAAACTAGCTGGAGACATACTTGAGTCTATAAACCAAGACAAACAATCAAGATCCGACTGGGAAAAGACGTACACAGATGGCCTGAAATATTTGGGCATGAAGTTTGATGAGGGTAGATCACAGCCCTTTGAGGGCAGCTCTGGCGTTATCCACCCGATTTTGGCTGAAGCCGTTACCCAATTTCAGGCCCAAGCCTACAAAGAAATGTTGCCGGCCAAAGGTCCAGTAAAAACACAAATTATTGGTGCCAGGACAGTAGAGACAGAAACACAAGCTGACCGCGTTCAAGAGTTTATGAACTTCTACATTATGAATGTAATGAAGGACTACGACCCAGAACTAGATATGTTGTTGTTTTACTTACCTCTAGCGGGTAGCGCATTTAAAAAAGTTTATTTTGATAACGTCCTTAACAGGGCGGTTTCTAAGTTTATCGCACCTGAAGATTTGATAGTGCCATACGAGGCTTCAGACCTATCTAGTGCTGAGCGTGTAACGCACGCTATAAATATGTCGCACAACGAAATCAAGAAACAACAGCTTTCTGGTTTCTATGCAGATGTAGATGTTAGCAAGCAGTCATACGATTCAAGCGAATCAGATATAGAAGCAGAAATAGACAAGCTCCAGGGCATCAAGGGAAGTTACGCAGAAGATCGGGACCATACAGTTTATGAGGTTCACTGTATTTTAGACCTGGAAGGGTTTGAAGATATGGGAGAAGACGGCGAACCTACTGGATTGAAGCTGCCATATATTGTGACGATTGATGAGCAATCAGAGCAAGTTTTAGCAATACGAAGAAATTACAACGAAGGCGATCCTTACAAGAACAAGATTAACTTTTTTGTTCAATACAAGTTTTTGCCAGGACTGGGCTTCTATGGATTAGGCCTGTCACACATGATCGGCGGCATATCAAAGGCTAGTACGTCAATATTAAGACAGCTAATCGATGCCGGAACATTAGCTAATTTGCCGGCTGGTTTCAAAGCCAGGGGCATGAGAATTAGAGATGAAGACGAGCCGTTACAACCAGGTGAGTTTAGAGACATAGATACAACGGGAGGATCTTTAAGAGAAAACCTAATACCGTTGCCAATCAAAGAGCCAAGCAGTGTACTTATGAGTTTGCTTGGTATTTTAGTAGATTCAGGAAAGCGTTTTGCAGCAATAGCTGACACAAACATAGGCGATGCCAACGCGGCAATGCCGGTAGGTACTACTGTAGCGTTATTAGAGCGTGGTACCAAAGTAATGAGCGCAATCCACAAACGGTTGCACTATGCTCAGAGGCTAGAATTTCAATTACTTTCTAAAGTATTTTCCGAATATTTACCCCCTGATTACGGATATGAAACAGGCACTGGGCCTAGTGCGATCAAACAAACTGATTTCGATGACCGCATAGATGTCATACCAGTATCAGATCCTAATATATTTAGCCAAAGCCAGAGGATTACTTTGGCCCAGGAACTTTTACAAATGGTTCAAAGCAACCCAGACATACACGGACCAACCGGTATGTTTGAAGCGTACAGAAGAATGTATGCTGCTTTAGGCGTAGATAACGTCGAAAGCCTAATACAGCCACCACCAGATATGACACCCAAACCTATAGACTCAGGCTTGGAAAACAGTGGTTTGATGATGGGACAACCTCAACAAGCTTTTGAATCACAAAACCATCAATCACATATTGAGGCGCACAGAAGTTTATTTTTGACCCAGGTAGTAAAAGAAAACCCACAAATTCAATCTATCATTATTAGTCACTGTATGCAGCATTTGCAGTTTATGGCTGCGCAAATTGCGCAACAACAGATACCGCCAGAGGTACAAGAGCGTATCCAAGCAGTACAAGAACAAATGCAACAGCTACCGCCAGACCAGGCACAAATGGCTGCTACAGAAATACAGATGATACAAGATCAATTTGCTGCGCCTATACTGGCTCAGCTCACACAAGAATTCTTACAATCTATTGGCCAGGGCGGATCTGAAGATCCACTGGTTGCTATACGTCAGCAAGAGCTTGATCTAAAAGACAAACAATTAGACCAGGAACAAGTGCAGTTTGAAATGAAACAAGGACAGCGTGGCCAAGAGAAATTGTTAGAAAACGAAATCCAGCGTCAGCGCATAAATGTACAAAAAGATGTTGCGGATGATAAACTGGATGTGTCAATTCAACGATTGAAGCAGCAAGCGGACCTAAAGCTGCTTGAATTGGAACAGAAAATGAGAAGCTAGGTCCAGGAGCGATAATATGAATAGTAATAGGGTGGATGAAATTGCAGCGTTAAGAGCGCAAAAAAAGCTGGACCGTGAAGCAGAGATTGAAGCAAGAGAAGCTAAAGAAGCAGAAGAGGCAAAATCACACGCAGCAAACATGGAAAGGATAGCCAAAAAAATGGCTAGAATTGAGTCTGGTCAAGATGCAGTAGTTGAAGAAGCACCGGTTGAAGAGCCGGTAGCAGAAGAAGTTATTGAAGAGCCGGTTGTAGAAGAACCGGTTGTTGAAAAACCAAAACCAGCACCAAAGAAAAAAGCAGCCGTAAAGAAACCCGCGGCTAAAGGTAAGTCGAGAGGCAGACCAAAGGGTTCAAAAAACAAAAAATAGGAGAAGTTATGGCTATTAAAAAAGTGCCAAACAACAAGTCTTTTGACAAACCCAATCCTAATGCGATTGGCAAAAACAAAGGCGTTACCTCTATTGTCGATATGAAAGGCAAGGGAGCTGCGACTAAAGGCTTGAAGTTTAAAGTAAGAAACTAATTACTATGGAAGACCTTAGTTATTTTGAAATTGTTAAGAAGTTAATCAGAGAACGTGAAAAACAGATCTCTGAAACACTTATGTCCGGAGCACTAGAAAGTATAGAACATTATAAATTTTTGCAAGGCGAGCTAAATGCGTTATACTATATTGAAGGTGAACTAAAGGAACTTAACAAGGAAAAATAGTATGGCAAAATCAGAGACAGTTTTAGACGCTTATGTGGACCAAGAAGACAGAGTATTGGATCCCTCAATTCTAGAACAATCTGCTCTGGATCGAATGCCCCAGCCAACAGGCTGGCGGATGCTTGTACTACCTTACGGTGGTAAAAAGACTTCAGACGGCGGAATTTTACTGACACAAAAGACTATAGACAAAGAAGCCCTGGCTACAGTGGTTGCTTATGTCGTTAAGCAAGGTCCTTTATGTTACGGAGATAAAGAAAAATATGGCGAAAAGAAATGGTGCGAAGAGAAACAATGGGTTCTTATCGGCCGTTACTCTGGAGCCAGATTTAAGCTGGACGATGGCGCAGAGGTCCGAATAATTAATGATGACGAGGTTATCGCCACAATCTTGAATCCAGATGATATACTGAGCGTGTAATTATGATAGAAAATGCAAACCAAGCTGAAGAACAAGAAATCGAAATTAGCGTCGAAGACGATGCTGTTGTAGAAAATCAAGCCAACCAAGAGGACGAGCTTGAGAATTACACCAAGTCGGTTTCTAAAAGAATTAACAAGCTAAACGCTAAAACACGCGCAGCTGAAGAAAGAGCGCAAATGGCTGAGCAAATAGCTCAACAGCGCGAGGCCGAGATCCAGGCCCTAAGAAACCATTCTCAAATACAAGCCGGCACGGTTCTACAAAAAGAAGAAGAAGCGATTGCCGCAAAAGAGCAGCAAGCCGATGATCTGTACAAAAAAGCTGTACAGTCTGGCGATGCTGACTTGATGAGCAAGGCAGATACTCTTAAAAGTGATTTGAGTATTCAAAAAGAAAAGCATAGGCTTGCAAAAAATAGACAAGATCAACAATTAGCTCAATACCAACAACAACTACAAAGTCAGCCAGTACAGCAACAGGCCCAGCCTATTGTTGAACCTACTAATGAAGCTTTGTCCTGGTATGAAAATAACAAATGGTATGGAGATGCGGAGGACCAGGGTAACTTAGAAGCTACTCAATACGCATACTTCCAGCACTATAATCTTATTAATGAGGGCCATGAGCCAGACTCAGATGAGTATTACGAAGAGCTAAACAACAGAATTTATAAAGTTTACCCACATTTGCAAAACGCAAATGTTGAAAGTAAGGACGCGCAAGTAGAAGCCAAACCCTCTGTGCAAAGAGTTGCTTCTGCCACTGTAGGTAGTGGTCGTCAAAAAACACAAGGCAAAAAGAATGGCGTGACGTTTTCTAAGTCAGAAGTAGAGCGCCTTAGAGGGCTAAAACCTCATAACATGAGCGAAGAAGCTTGGTTAAAAAAGGTTGCAGCTGAAAAGCAACGCATAGCATCTAGGGAGGCAATGTAATGACAGAAGAAAAAAAAGTGAGCGCAAATAGAAACTCTCGTGAATCCGAGGCACACGATAAACAAACTCGTAGAAAACCATGGCGACCAGTTAGAAGGTTGGAAACGCCGCCGGCTCCTCCAGGGTATACATACCGTTGGATCAGGGAGTCAATGTTGGGACAAGAAGATCGCGCAAACGTCAGTAGACGTATAAGAGAAGGTTGGGAACTCGTAAGAGGTACAGATCTTCCTAGTGATTGGGACCTACCAACAGCGGACGAACATAGCCGACACGCTGGTATTGTTTATAATGAAGGATTACTTCTTGCAAAAATACCTAACGAAACCGTACAAGAGCGACGTGACTATTACCAAGGTAAAAGTAAAGACGCTGTAGATGCGTTAGACAACACTATGTTTAACGAAACTAGACGTGACGGTCGATATGTTAAGTATGATCCCCAAAGGGATTCAAGAGTATCTTTCGGCAAAAAATAACCGTACAGAAATGTACATAATCATTTAGGAGACTAAAAATGGCGAATAAAGACGCTTCTTTTGGACTAAAACCTGTGAAAATGATTGGTGGTGCTCCGTATAACGGCGGACAGTCACGTTATAGAATTGCTGCAAACTATGGCACGAGTATTTTCCAAGGCGACTTGGTAATGCAAGTAACTGGCGGTGGTGTAGAAATACACGCTGTTGGTGGTACTGTACCATTGGTTGGAGTTTTTAACGGCTGCGAGTATACAGACCCAACAACAGGCGAACAGGTATTTAGTAACTACTATCCAGCTTCTACGAATGCTTCAGATATTATTGCCCATATCATTGATGACCCTATGGTCGTTTTTGAGATCCAGGCAGATGAAGCTTTCCCTGTAGCGGATTTACTAGGTAACTTCGATGTTATCAAAACTAACTCTGGCTCTACCAAAACTGGTATTTCCGGAGATGAGGTTGATGTATCTACAGGTGCAACAACCGCAACTTTACCCCTGAAAGTAATTGATATTTCTCAGGATCCCAATAACCAAGACGTAGGATCGTCCAATACTAATGTGTACTGTGTTATACAGAACCATGTGTTTGGTGCGAAAGCTGCGGGTCTAGCATAAGGAGTAACTAAATGGCTATTTCAAGAGCACAATTAGCGAAGGAGCTAGAACCAGGTCTAAACAGTTTGTTTGGTTTGTCATACGATGAGTATACAAACGAATACGCTGAGATCTTTGCCCAAGAAGACTCACAAAGAGCCTTTGAGGAAGAAGTTTTAATTACAGGCTTCGGCGGCGCTCCTACAAAAACTGAAGGTGGTTCGGTTGATTTCGACCAGGCTACTGAAAGTTACACTAGCAGATACACGCACGACACTGTTGCGCTTGCATTTGCTTTAACAGAAGAGGCAGTAGAGGATAATCTTTACGACTCTTTAGGTAAAAGGTATACAAAAGCATTAGCGAAATCGATGGCTAACACCAAAGAAGTCAAAGGTGCTGACGTACTCAACAACGCATTCTCTTCCGATCATACAGGTGGCGATGGCGTATCTCTTATTAACACTGCGCACGTCCTAGCGGGCGGTGGCACAGCTGCTAACAGAGCTACATCAATGGCTGACTTGAATGAGACATCCTTAGAAGATGCGTTGATTGATAGTGCTACTTTTACAGATGACCGTGG